AACTGGGTCGGGTCCGCCTGCTCCCGCGCCGAAATCTATGTCGCCGACGTAGACGAAAACGGTGTCATCGGCGACCGCACCACCGACCCCGAAGCGTCAGCCCTCGCCGACACCCTCTTCGGCGGACCCACCACCAAAGCCGACATCATCGCCAACATCGCCATCTCCATCACCGTCGCGGGCGAATGCTACGTCGTCGGCCGAGGCGGTAAACCCGGCAGCGGCCGAGACGAATGGTCCGTCGTCGCCCCCTACATGGTGCAGCCCTACCAGGGCGGCATTTGGCTCGGCCAAGGCTCCGCCTACGCCGAACAGATTCCCGACGGCAGCGCCATGCTGTTCCGCGTCTGGAAACGCCGCAGCGACGAACCGTGGTACGCCGACAGCGCAGGACTCGCCGCGCTGCCCTCCCTGCGCGAACTCGAACAGCTCGCCAAGTTCAAAGCCGCCCAGACCGACTCGCGTCTAGCCAACGCCGGTATCTACCCCATCCCCACCGGCCTCGACTTCACCTACGGCGACGACACCGCCCCCGGCGCCCCGTCCATCCAAGCCGCCCTCATCGAAGCCATCAACGCCAGCCTCGAAGGACGCGGCACCGCCGCCGGGATCAGCCCCATCCTGTTCGAAGTCGACCCAGCCGTCCTCAAAGACCTATTCAAAGAGCCCATCAAATTCGGCTCCGTCCTCGCCGACCGGCTCCGCGACCTCGAAGAAATGGCCCTCCAGCAGGTCGCCATCACCATGAACCTGCCGCCGGAGATCATCCTCGGCACCGGCAACTCCACTCAGTGGTCGGCGTGGGAAGTCGGCGAATCCGCCGTCAAATACCACATCGAACCCATCCTCAACCTCATCATCGACGCCCTCAACATCGCCTACCTCGGCCCCGCGCTGAAGAAGAAGGGCAAAGACCCGCGCCGGTTCACGTTCCAGGCCGACACGTCCGCCCTCACCGTGCGCCCTAACCGGTTCGCCGACGCCCTCAACGCCTACAACGTCGACGCCATGAGCCGCGAAGCGCTGCTGCGCTACGGCGACTTCAAAGCCACCGACCTGCCCAGCGAAGAAGAGCTGACGCAGAAGAAGGTGCAGCAGATGCTGCTGCGCGACCCGCAGCTGGCCATGAACCCCGACTTCATTGAAGCGTCCGGCCTCGACATCGACGTGCAGCTGCCCATCGACTCCGTCACCCCACCGCCGCCCGTACCGGGCCGTGAGCCGATCGAGGGTCGTCAGGCGACCCCGGCGCGGCCGTCCGAAGCCGTCGCCGACGGACCCTCCATCATCGCCGCACAGGTCGCCACCATGCGCCGCGTCGGTGCGCCGTCGGCGCTGCTCGCCGCCGCGACGTCAGAAGTCCACAACGCGCTGCGGCTGGCCGGGAACCGGCTGCGGACACCGCAGGTGCGCAAAGAGTTCCCCGACTGCGACGCGCAGCTGCTGCACACGAAACTGCGTGTCGACTCCGGCCAGCTGGACCTGCTGACCGCCGGGGCGTTCGGTGGCCTGCCCGACGCGGTTGAAGGGCTCGGTGTCGACGCGGTCCAGCTGCGTGCCCTACTTGCTGCTTATACCCGCTCCCTTCTGCTTCGTTCGGCTGCACATGACCGCAACATGCTGGCTTCGGTACTCGAAGAAAACGGCCTACGCGCATGGCAGAACTAACCCCGGCACAGGAAGACCAGGTCGCCGCCGCCGCAGGCGCCGCCTACGCCACCTGGCTACCGGCCGTGCAGACCGCGACCCTCGCCGCCTACACCCGCTTCGGCATGATGCCCGACCCGGCCGCTATCGGCACCACCGGCGCCCTGTGGCAGCAGCAGATCACCCAACTCCAGCAGCAGGCCCTGGAACCCGTCGCGCAGGCCAGCTACGAGGAAGAAAGCCCGGACGGCACCTTCACCGTCGGCGACGCCCTCCTCGTTGCGGCGGCAGCGGCCACCACCGCGTTCCTGTTCGCCCAGCTGGGTGAAGTGCAGTCGGCGCTGGTTCGGCTCACCCTCGTCACCGGCGGCGGGGCGGCGGCGGTCGCTGCCGCGTTCCGCGACTTCCTGAACCCGGCCAGCGGATTCTGGACGGCGAAGGCGCGCCAGGTCGCGGTGACGGAGGGGGACCGCTGGGCGCAGGCCGGGACCCTGTCGGGTGCGCGGGCGGCTCAGGCGCGTGACGGTATCCGCCGGGAGAAGATCTGGCAGACGCGGCGCGACGACCTGGTCCGCGACGCCCACCGCCATGTGCAGGGGCAGCGGCGGGGGCTGGGGGAGCCGTTCAACGTGGACGGGTTCCCGATGCAGTACCCGCATGACCCGATCGCGCCGCCGGACCTGGTGGTCAACTGCCGCTGCTGGATGCGGATCGTGAAGCGGGGTGTCCGGTGAGCGGTTTCATGATCGCCCTGGTGCCGACCCGGGAATGGGCTGAACGCAACGCGCTGCCCGGCGGCGAACCGGCGGCGCTACTGCACTGCACTCTCGCGGTTCGGGTGGATGAAACTTCCGCGCCGGGCGCCGAGGGAGGGCAGGGAAATCTCCTGGTCGCCGAGGCGGACGTCGATCTTTCGGGTGCCGAGCATGTGGGGGGGGATGTTGAAGACGCGGGCGGCGTCCTCGGCGGTGATCCAGCTGCCCCGTTCGCGGGCATGGGCGACCTCGTACAGCGGCTGGCTGTCTTCGCCGACGCGCGCGGACCAGTCCACGCCGACGGTTTCGCGGCCGACATGTTCAACCCGGCCACCGACCGCTCGTGTGTTGTGCTCGGGTTGACCGGTGAGGCGTTGGCTCAGTTCCGTGAAGAACTTGCCATGGTCGCCGGGGTCCCCGATGAGGGTTTTCAGCCATGGATTCCGCACATCACCCTCCAGTACACCGATGACATCAGCATACTCCAAGACGTTGCCGCACGCACCGGTCCCGTTGTCTTCGACCGGCTGCGCATCCAAAACGGCCCCGACATGATCGACTTCCCCCTCGGCGGCATCGCGCCCATCACCGCCGCCGTCAACGCCAGCGGCTGGGAGAAACTACCCATCGCCGACCGCGACACCACGTTCGCCTTCCGCGCGGCCACCGACCGCCTCGCCGCCAAAGCCAGCAGCGTCACCGAATTCTCCAGCTGGTTCTTCTGGCGCGACCCCACCAAGCCCAGTAACAACCGCAACAGCTACCGGATGCCGTTCGCCGACGTCTTCGACGACGGCACCGTCAAGCTCGTCCCCGCCGCCGTGTTCTCCGCCGCCGCACAGCTGTCCGGCGCCCACGGCGCGCTGCCGATCATCCCCGACGCGGAGAAAGAACAGATCCGCGACATCATCAGCCGCATCTACGACCGGCTCCGCGACGACTGGAACGACCCCCGCGTCACCCCCCCGTGGACCCGCGACAGCACCAGCGGCCCCGCCGCCGGAGAAGTAACCGTCACCGCAGCCATGGAGGAGGTCCCCATGCCCATCACCCTCGTCGACGACCCCGACACGCTGACCGCAGCCGCCCCGCCGGTCAAAGCGCCCGCCGCCTGGTTCGAAGACCCGCAGCTGCCGCGCCCTACCCGGCTGCGTGTCGAAGAAGACGGCCGCGTCTACGGTCACGTCGCCGCGTGGAACAGCTGCCACCGGGGCATCGGCAACGCGTGCATCCTGCCGCCCCGCAGCGCCAGCGGCTACGCCCAGTTCCGCACCGGCACCACCCTCACCGCCGACGGTATCCTGCGCAAAGTCGGCCACCTCACCTACGGCGGCCCCCACGCCGACCTCACCGCGTCCGCCGCCGACGCTGTCGGCCACTACGCCGACGCCGGAACCAGCTACGCCTACGTCAACGCCGGAGAAGACGCCTGGGGCATCTGGGTCGCCGGGGTCATGGCACCCGGCACCGGCGAACTCGAAGCGCAGCAGCTGCGGGCACACCCGCTGTCGGGTGACTGGCGACGTATCGACGGCAGCTTGGAGCTGGTCGCCGCCCTGGCCGTGAACACGCCCGGGTACCCGGTGCCGGAGCCGCAGTACGCTCTCACCGCATCGGGGGAGCAGACAGTACTGGTAGCGGCTGGTATTGTGGAGGAGGACTTCGACCCCGACACGCTCACTGCCGACGTCGACACCATCACCGAAGAACCCGACACGCGCCGTCAGCGTATCGAAGCACTCGAAGCCGAAGCCGCGAAGCTGGCGGCGGCGGACGCCGCTAAGCGTGCCGCCGCCATCATCAACATCTACCTGTAGGGAGACCGTCATGGCCTGTGGAAGCTGCGGCGGGGCCGGAGCCCGCGCCGTCGAGAAGTGGATCTACACGTCGCCGAAAGGCGTCCGCACCGAGGTCGGCAGCCAGGCCGAAGCCAACGTCCTCGTCACCATGAACGGTGGCGGCAGCGTCGCGAAGAAACCGAACTAAGTCACTGACCCAGGGCCGTCAGGAGATTCGCGTACATGTTCGCCTCGTTGCGGTTCACGTGGATGTCCGTGACGGCCTCCTTAAACCGGGGGTCGGTGGACGCCGACACGTCCGCCAGCCGAGTCGAGTCGTAGTTACCGCTGTCGCGGTAACCGGCACGGATGATCTTCAGTTCACGCTTCGCCTCCTCGTACTTCTCGACCGCCGTCATCATCCGCTCCAGTGCCTGCTGGCGAACCTGGTCCCAGTTGTAGTCCTTCACAGCGGGTTCCCTTCCGCGTCGATGACCTCGTAGTTGATGGTCGACACCGCCCGGGTGCCCCAGTAGACGCGGGCATACGGGTAAATACGCACCGTGATGCCGCCCTTGGTGACGCGGTAGCCGGTAGTCGGGTGGCCCTCCAGCAGGTGGACGGTGTGGCCGACGCGGTGCATCGCTCGGGCGAGGCGCGCCGCCCGCTCGGGTGTCATGATGAAGTCGGCCATCAGACGTTCACCCCTTGGCGTCGCAGGGAAGCGCGCAGGTTCTTGAGGCCTCGCCAGTCGCTGGAGCTGCATCCGGCGATGGCGATGATCTTGCCGTCTCGAAGGATCTTCGTGTGCGAGTTGCCGCTGATCTTCAGCTTGCAGCCCTGCTTCTCCGCCGCTTTCAGTAGCGCCCGTGTTTCCTTGTCCATTGGCATAGTCAGACAATCGCATAGATGCTTACCGTCGCCCATCATACGTTCGGCTATAAAACCGCATGAACCATAACGCAACTTATCATTTATAGCCACCTGTTGCCCCCTCCACAAACAACGGCTACACTTCCCCTGTTGAAGGCGATGAGCCCAGAGCCTGCCTTCCGCCACCTTCAGGGCGATGTGCCGAGAGCCTGCCCGACCTCCACTGACACACCACAGTCCCGCCGCACCGTCGCCTATAACGACAACAAGCGGTTTCCAGTGGCCACAGCAGAAAGGAAGGGCCACGTGTTCCAGATCCCCGCCGACCTCGCGCCATACAGCCGCGCCGGGCTCGCCGACCTGCGCCGCATCGCCTACGAGGAATTCAGCACCATCCGCGCCGCGATCACCGCCGCCGGAGCCGACAGCGCGCAGATCAGCGACCTCGACCGCGCCGAAGAGCTGCACGCCTTCATCGCCGCCGCCGACACGCGCCTGGCTGAACTCGACGCCAAGACCGCCCGCGCCGCGAAGATCAGCGACCTCGACCTCGGCACCCAGGAGGCGGTCCCCGCCGTCACCGCCGCCGTGGAAGCCGTCACCGAACCGGCCGACACCGCACCCGTCGCCGTCACCGCCGCCGTGACCGTCAGCGAACCCATCACCGTCGCCGACATCGCCCCCGACACCATGAAGGGTGTCAAGCCAGCGGGGCCGAAGAACTTCCAGATCAAGGTCGGTCCGCAGGGCGACGACACCTTCAGCGACATGAAGGCCGTCACCGCGTCCTTCATGGCGAAGGCGTCCACCTACGGCACCGCCGTACGCGGTCGCAGCGGCGACAGCGCCTTCAACACCATCGCCCGCATCGAACGCCAGTTCGACGACGCGCTGTTCTACCGCGAGGGCATGGGCGAGGAAGCGGTCTACAACTTCGGCCGCCACGCCAGCGACGAGAAGCGGCTACCCGGCGGTAGCCTCATCAACGCGCAGGTCGCCGGTGTCGGCTGGTGTGCGCCGTCGGAGACGATCTACACCACGTGCTCGCCAATCACCGCGTCGGGTCTCATCAACCTGCCGGAGATCGGTGCCCGTCGCGGTGGCATCCGCCACAACCAGGGCATCGACTTCGCGTCGATCTTCGGCGGCGGTACCGGCTACAACATCCTCACCGAGGCGCAGGTCATCGCCGACACCGTCAAGACGTGTGTCAGCGTCCCGTGCCCGCCGTTCGTGGACGACCGCCTGAAGGTCGCGGCACTGTGCATCACCGGTGACCTTCTCCAGAACGTCGGCTACCCGGAGTTCGTGCAGACGTTCATCGAAGGCGCCATCGCCGCGCAGGCGCACAACGTCAACCGCGACGTCATCGCCACCCTCGTCGCCGGGTCCACCCCCGTCGACATCTCCACCGTCGACCCGTGGGTCAGCGACAACAGCGTCGTCTCGCAGGTCATGTCCGCCGCCGAGATGGCCGTGTGGGACATCCGCTACCGGCTGCGCCTCGACCCGGGCGCGAGCATCGAGATGGTGTTCCCGTACTGGGTGCTGGCGCAGATGCGCGCCGACTGGATTCGCCGCAACGCGGCGTTCCCGGCCGACCTGACGGACGCGATGATCATGGAGATGTTCCGTCTCCGTGGCGTCGTCGCCCAGTTTGTCTACGACTGGCAGGACTCGTTCAGCGGCCTCACCACGACCGGCCCCGGCGCCGCGACCCCGCTGAAGGCGCTGCCGTCGTCGCCGACCGTCAACCTCCAGTTCCTGGCCTACCCGGCCGGAACCTGGGTGCTGGCACGCCAGGACGTCATCCGCCTCGACAGCGTCTACGACTCGACCCTGCTCGCCACGAACAAGGTGACGCAGCTGTTCGTCGAGGACGGCTACCTGCCGATGCGCATGTGCCCGCTGAGCCGCGTCTACACCGTCAACCTGTGCCCGAACGGCAGCACCGGCGTACAGCGCGCCGTCACCTGCACCGACGTCACCCCGTAACCCGCGACCGGAGGCCGTCCACCCGCGACGGCCTCCGGTTTCCCCCCATGGAGGGAGGCGGGTATGGCAATCCAGACCGGCCCAGT